ATCGTTGCAAATGGTCGTATTGAAATCGGACTTTACGGATATGTTTGCGTAGTTAATCGCTACCCAACAGCATTCCGTTCTTTGTTCGTAGCGTAATTTAACTGAGTGCCAGGGGTTGCTCCCGATCTCTGGCATCTTTGTAATGGGAGTTAAGGAGAAGACATGCCAGCAATTATTACTGCCAGTGAGTTAAGAGCAGTGCTTGGCGTGTCTTCTGCCTTATACAATGACACATATTTGAACGAAATCATCGATACCGCAGAAGGCGTAATCCTTCCAATGTTAGTTACATTTAGAAGCCCAGTTCAAGAGGCATCATTAACTGACAACGTAGCAACATTTACCACTTTAGGCATTCACGAATTCACAGCAGGACAATCAGTCGTTATCGCAGGATGCGGAGCACCTTACAATGGAACACGCACAATCTTGGCAGATGATCTTGGACAATATACATTTTCATGCGCCATTACAAACGCAGATGTTGCGAGCGCAAATATCATCCCATCAGGAACAGCAACCTTATCAAGTGCTTCAACTTATGTTGGCGTACAACCAGTGCGCTCAGCAGTATTCGCAGTATCTCTAGAAGTATTCCAATCACGTTTAGCAGGTGGCGGACAGATTGAGGGCGTGGACTTTACAGCTACACCTTTCCGCATGGGTCGATCACTATTCAATCGCTGCGTAGGATTGTTAGGGGCTTACATCGATGTTGAGAGCATGGCTCAATAATGCCAAATCAGACAATCCTTGAGCAGGTCAGAACACCTTTAGCAGCTGCTTTAGCCAGCGTTGCAGGTAATGTTTACAGCTTTGTTCCAGAGTCGGTTATCCCGCCAGCAGTAGTGTGCGTGCCAGATTCTCCATACCTTGAATTTGAAACAATAAGCAAATCTAATATCAGGGCTAAGGTCAATATGACCATTACAGTTGCCGTTGCATATAACAGCAATCCAGCATCTTTGGATAACATCGAGCAACTAATCATCAGCGTTCTGGCAGTAATCCCAGCAGGATATATCGTCAGCTCGGTCGAAAGACCAACAGTCACACAGGTTGGAGCAAGCACTCTGCTTATTGCAGACGTTCGAGTTTCTACTTATTACACAAGAACAATCTAAGGAGCAAAATGCCAACGACAGTTATTACCGGTCGGGATATTACCTTCACTATTGGCGGTAATAATTTCGATGCGCAAGCAACCACAGCAACACTTACTGGATCAATGGATCGTCAAGTCTATGAAACACTAGACGGAAAATCCTACAAAGTTATTGACAACGATTTTATATTTGATGTCGAGATGCTAGCCGATTGGGGCGCAACTGGATCTCTATGCGAGATTCTATGGGGCGTTGCAGAATCAGCACCAAACACAGGTATCAACACAGTATTTACAGCTAACACTGGAGCAGTATTTACTTTCCAGGTATTGCCAACTTGGCCATCAGCTGGTGGAACTGCACCAGATGCCCAGACTGTATCTTTATCATTCCAGGTCATCGGAGTCCCAGCGGAGTCATTCGCCTAATTAAAAAAACGGGAGCAAACAAATGAAGTTACCAATAACAATTGAATATAACTCAGGAGAGCAAGCAACTTACATAGCCCAACCTCCTGAGTGGGCAAAATGGGAGAAACAGACAGGAAATACGATTGGACAAGCCAAAGAAAAGATTGGCATGTGGGATCTTATGTTTTTGGCTTATCATGCCCATAAGCGTGCAATTGCTGGAAGCAAACCAGTCAAGCCGATGGATGCCTGGATGGAAACAGTCGCTGACGTAATAGTTGGTGATGCGGATGACCCAAAAGTTACCCAGAAGGAAGCGTAAGCCGTTTACTTGTTGCGGTGGCAATAGCCACCCACATACCAATGAGTGAATGGACAAGCGCAGAAGATTTATTAACTGCAATTGAGATTTTAAAGGAGCGAGGATAATGGCTAATGATTCTAAAGTTGCCTATGACAAATCCGACCTCCGGGATGTTTACAAAGCGTTCAAACTTATGGACGATCAAGCAACGGATGAAGCAAGAAGGCAGTCTGCTGCTTTGGCGTATTTTGCATCAGAAGAAATTAAAGCGGCAGCTAGAGGCAGAACGAAAGCAGGAGCAGTTGCGCAAAGAGTTGCGGACGGAGTTAGCATATCTAAGTCAAGCAAGATCGGTGAATTTAGATATGGGTTCGCTCGACAGAAATTTTCAGGTGGTGCTAGTACGTCGACGCTTTGGGGCGGTATTGAGTTTGGATCAAACAGGTTTAAACAGTTCCCAACCTTTTCTGGGCGAGCACCTGGTGGTGGCAGTCGTGGATGGTTTATTTATCCAACCTTACGCAGAATTCAGCCTGAATTAGTAAACAAGTGGCAGGAATCGTTTGAACGCATTCTTAAGGAGTGGGCATAATGGCAAAAGATAATCGCACGTTAAAGTTATCGATCCTTGCCGATATTGACGATTTAAAAAAGAAATTAGATCAAGCTGATAAAGCCGTTGAAACTAATAGCAATAAGATTGGTGAGTTTGGCGCAAAGATCGGTAAAGCATTTTTAGTTGCTGGAGCAGCTGCTGGAGTCTATGCTGGCAAATTATTAGTTGATGGCGTAAAGGCTGCAATCGAAGATGAGAAAGCAAACGCCAAACTAGCAACAACTTTAATCAATGTTGCCGGAGCCACACAAAAAACAGTTGATGAAGTTTTAGCCTATTCCCGGGCAACCGAACTTGCCACCGGTGTAACCGAGGACGAATTAAGACCATCGCTTAATCGATTGGCTATCGCAACGGGAGATGCCCAAAAGGCTATGAAGTTGCAAGGCTTGGCACTAGATGTCGCAGCCGGATCTGGAAAGAGTTTAGATGCTGTAACTCAAGCGTTAGCCAAAGCCTACGAAGGCAACACCGCATCTTTGGGCAGACTAGGCATTGGTATATCAACAGCTGAACTTAAGACAATGAGTTTTGAGGATATAACCAAGAGATTATCTGAAACCTTTGCTGGTCAGGCAGATGTTGCAGCGAATACCTTTGAGGGAAGAATTGCAAGATTACGACTTGCCTTTGAAGATGTGCGAGATACTTTGGCAGAAAGATTACTGCCTTTTATTGAGCGATTTATTAACTTTTTAAGTGATAAAGGCGTACCAGCTTTAAATGCTTTTATTGCAGGATTAACTGGCGATGAAGGTTTAACAGCATCCTTAGAACAAAGCGGTAAAGGATTTATACAATTTGGCGAATTTGTGCGCACAGTTGCTGGCATAGTTAGTGGCTTTATTACGTTAATCAGAGAAGCCATCGGATTGATAATAGAACTTGCTAACCAGTCAATTAGAGCGGTAAATATAATTAAACCAGGTGCAGATATTGGCTACATTCCAAACCCATCACTTACAGGATCAATGCTTGGACAATCAGTTCCTAGCGTGCCATCAAGCACTGGACTTGATAGAAACCCAACAGCTAGAGCCGGAGTCGTTAACAACATTACAGTCAAGGCAGTAGATTCAGAAGGCGCAGCCAGAGCAGTTGCAAAGGTATTAACTAAATCATCAGCCAGATCAATCCCCGCACTTGATGGCGCAAGCATTAGACGATTCCAGCAATGAGTGATTTTACGCCTGAATGGCGATTACTGGTTAATGGGGTTGATTACACAAACGTAACAGTTGCAGATATATCTCACGCATCCGGTCGTGATGATATTTACATCCAGCCTAACCCGTCATACATCGAAATTGCTTTGGTTGCACTAGAAGATGAAAACTACGTATTTGATATTAACGATGGATTGACACTTCAGGTCAAAGATAGCACTGCATCATATGTAACAATCTTTGGCGGTAACATCACAGACATAACTACCACAGTTAGCGTTACTGGATCGGTCGGCAAGGTTTACTCATACAACCTGATTGCTATGGGATCACTTGCCCGATTGGCTAAAACAATCAGCGAAGGTGTGTTGACATCAGAGTTTGATGGTGATCAGATTTATGCCTTGCTTACAGAGTTTTTATTAGGCGATTGGGTAGGGGTATCAGCTGCACAAACTTGGGCAGATTACGATCCGCTTATTACATGGGAGTATGCAGAAAATCTAGGTATTGGCGAAATAGATCAACCTGGTCAATATGAAATGGTTAATCGTGGGTCATCAGTCGATACGATCTACAACATCGCTTCACAGATTGCTAACTCAGCCTTTGGATATTTATATGAGGACAGTGCTGGCAACATTGGTTATGCAGATCAAGATCACAGACAGGTTTATACAGCTGCAAATGGCTTTATTGAAATCTCCGCAAATACAGCCATCGGAGCAGGTTTATCTACTACAACCCAGGCAGGTAATATCCGCAACGATGTGGCCCTAAACTATGGCAACAATTTCAATAACTTAGAGGTTGCCCTCGATACAACCAGCATCAACCTTTATGGATACAAATCTGAGAGCATTAACTCAAGCATTAAAAATCAATCCGATGCGGAAGACATAGCCAATCGATACCTGGATCTTCGGGCCTATCCATATCCAGTATTTGACAGCATCACATTCCCAATCACTAACTCAGAATTAGACGATACAGACCGAGATCACCTACTTAACGTGTTTATGGGTCAACCACTCACAATCACCGATTTACCGCCTCAAATAGCATCTGAGGGGCGTTTTCAGGGCTATGTAGAGGGCTGGTCATGGAGCACGTCATTCAATGAGTTATATCTGACAATCAACCTCAGTCCAATAGAGTTCTCAGCGGTATTCCAACAATGGAATGAGGTTAACGCCTCCGAAGCATGGAACACATTATCGGGTACAATTACCTGGCAAGCAGCGATAGGAGTAATTTTTTAACATGGCAAATACCACCAATTACAATTGGGAAACCCCAGATGATACCGATCTGGTTAAGGATGGCGCACTTGCCATTCGCACTTTGGGATCTTCTGTTGATACAACTACCAAAGCCCTTAATCCATCAACAACTTTAGGCGATATTGAATATCGATCAGCAACAGCGAACACCAACACAAGATTAGCAATTGGATCAACAGGTCAAGTTTTAACTGTCGCTGCTGGCGTACCATCATGGGCAAGTGCTCCTGCTGCAACTGTAACTGCAAGAGGTTGTTCACTTAAAAAAGGTGTTTCAAATCAGTCTATCTCCAACGCAACATTGACAAATGTTTCTTTTGAAGATGAAGAATTTGACACCAATGCGTACCATGATAATTCAACAAATAATTCACGAATCACAATTCCAGTAGGTTATGCTGGCAAGTATCAGATAAATGGAAGTATTTTGTACGCAGCTAATGGAACTGGAGATCGTGAGTTTTATTTTTATATTAACAATTCAGCAAATTACAATTATCAGGTTACAAAAGCAACTACTTCTTTATTAGGATTACAAGGAGGCATTATATTAAATTTAGCTGAAGGAGATTATGTAGAAATTAAAACATATCAAGACAGCAGTGGAAGTTTAAATATTTTAAGTGGTGTAAATTGCACTTTTTCAGTCGGATATTTAGGAGTATAAATGTTTAATTTGATTATAGAAACTTATCCTGAACTTACAAGCGCAGATTTTCATCCATTTACAGGTTCAATTTTATTGGCTGACGATGGCGATGGCATTCAATATCTTGCAAAGTGGGATTACTCAAAGCCAATTCCTAAAGGAATTAAATTAGGTAAGTGAAACCCTGGCTTAGCAAGTCTGCCGTTCAACTAAGAGAGCAGATCGATGACTCTTTTCCAGATAGGGATAGACGTTCAGACGGTTGGATAGCGGACGCTAGGCACATGTCTGCTGGAACTAAATCGGATCACATACCTGACAAAAAAACTGCTGTGGTAAGAGCAATTGATGTAGATAAAGACATCAGCCAGGTCAAAGATTTGATGGTTCACCTAGTTGAGCAGCTACGACTTTACGCCAAAGCAGATAAGCGCAAACGCATCAGTTATATTATCTTTGATGGTAAAATTATGTCTGCTAGAGGAAATTGGAAATACCGGACTTACAAAGGTTTTAACCAACACAAGTCGCACTGCCACCTTTCCTTTAGCCCTGCGGGAGATCAGGACAGTTCGTTTTTTGACATCCCACTTCTCGGAGGCAAAGTATGAAATTAAGCAAAAAACACAAAGCAGCAATTAAGTCATATTTGAGAGCTGTTGCAGCATCTGGACTTACAGTGGCATTAGCAATTGCAGGAGATATGCGACCAGAGTATGCCGTATTACTTGGAGCATTAGTTGGGCCAGCGATCAAAGCATTAGATGTTAAGGAGTCAGAGTTTGGGATGACAACTAAACTATGACCGATTCAGATTTACTTACATTTTATTTTGCAAGCCTGGCCGTAATTGGTGGCCTTGCAGCATTTGTCATAACTCATCTACTTAATGAAATTAAGGCACTCCATAAGCGTGTCGATGAGATCTATAACATCCTTCTCGAGCGATAATTTAAAACATGGCGAACACTCGCAAAAAGCAGACAGCCCGTAAAAAGGTTGCTAAAAAGCGGATTGTGCGTAATTCGCCAGAGCCATTAACAAAGTTAGATGTCTTTTATGCATCTTTGCATGAATGCTACAAATCAGCTCGCAAGGCTGGCTTTAGCGAAGGCGTTGCACTTTGGATGATGCAAGACAGAATCCTACCCAACTGGATTGTCGGCGATGGAGGGATCATACCTTCGATTGATCCGACTGAAGAAGAAGAGGATTTAGATTAAGCGATACTTGGTTATTTCAGATTTACAGATTCCATACCACCATGAGGCAGCTGTTAAAAATGTTATCAAGTTAGCAAGACGGGAGAAGTTTGACAGCGTACTTAACGTTGGTGATGAGATTGATTTTCAAACCATTAGCCGTTGGGCTGAAAAAACACCTTTGGCTTATGAGCAGACTTTGCACCGGGATCGTGAACTTACTCAGTCGATTCTCTGGGATCTTACCGAGCACGCTAGAGAGGCTCATATTGTCCGCTCTAATCATACTGATCGCCTATACAACACTTTATTAAAGGTACCTGGCTTAATCAGCCTGCCTGAATTACAGTATGAAAAATTCATGGACTTTGCCACAATGGGCATAACCTTTCACAAACATTTTTATGAGTTTGAAAAAAACTGGTTGCTCGGACATGGTGATGAGGGCAATAGCAATCCAAACGCAGGCTTAACTGCCCTAAATCTGGCCAAAAAGGTCGGTAAGAGCGTTTTAATTGGCCACACCCATAAACTAGGCCTATCTTCGTTTTCTGAGGGCTTAGGAGGCCATTACAGGACGATTTACGGCATTGAGGCAGGTAACCTTATGAACAAAGCCAAAGCCTCATACACGAAGGGCATAGCCAACTGGCAAATGGGCATCGTGATCCTAGACTGGGATGGTAAGAATATGACCCCTACGCTTATTCCAATTAACAAAGATGGATCATTTACAGCTTTAGGCAAATCGTATGTCTAGGGAAACAGATTACAAAGAGCGCACAATTGATGATGCCATTGATGTCATTGATAACAGTATCGTTATCTGACACGCCGTTACACCTATCGAGATTGTCGCTGATCTAGCACATACTTAATCCCAACAGGCAAACAGCCTGAGATCGGGAGCAAAATGGAAAACATAACAGACGGACAAGTGCTTGCAATTGCCATGATTGCATTTGCGCTTGTTTTCATTATTGGTGCATGGCGAGAAGATCGCAAAAATCGATTATGGGATGAAGCATGGCGTGCTGGCTATGAACAAGGCATGAAGGTAGTCAAGCACAATGTCCGCTAATCGTGACAAGTTATTTGATGAAGCAAGAATACTTACACAGGACAGAGGTCGAGTTTATGGATCTCCATATAGCAACCACAAACGTATTGCAGACATCTGGTCAGGTATTCTCGACATGCCAATTACAGCTCACCAGGTTGTGCTTTGTATGGTCGGGCTCAAGATCGCTAGGTTGGTTGAAACTCCATCACATCATGACAGTGTTGCAGATTCAATCGCTTATTTGGGATTCTTCGAAGACGTATTGCAAGGTCAACTAAATGACGATAGCGAGGAATTTTAATCGTGGAATTTGGTGTGATTACTGTAAAAATCAATATGGAGCGCATACGATCAAAGGTCAAAACCCTGCGACGTGGATTTCTACCAGCTCAAACGGATTACAAAGAGCCTACTGTGACAATTGCAGACATGGCTTGGAATCTTGGACTGATGGCAGCGTCTGGGATTTGCGTGCCCAACAGGAATATCGACAAGGAAAACAGGAGATAGATTATGGGTTTTAATTTGGAGGATTATGAAACAGTTGAGGAACGACTTGGGAAGTTTTGGAATGACAACCCAGATGGCAGAATCGAAACGGAAAGGATTGTCGCAGCCAACGCTCCTAGCGATGAATACGTATTTGTGGCTAGGTTGTATCGAACTGAGGCTGATCAACATCCAGTATCGACTGGGTGGGCGAGTGAAACGAAAACTGCTTCAGGTTTTAATAAATTTGCTTGCGAATTGTCTGAAAGCAGTGCGTTGGGTCGTGCGCTCGCTAACTGGACTTACGCCAAAAAAGGTGCAAGACCATCTCAAGTGGAAATGGAACGAGTAGCAAAAGGCAACAGCAAACCAACCTATGGCGCACCTGGAACGCGAACCGCAGCTGTAGTAAATGCGCTACGCAATACCGATTGGTCAGCACCTAAATTAGAAGATCCAGCACCCGTTGCTTGGTCAGTTGATGAAGTTGCAAAAGAGTTAAATGCTGACAAGGTATCTGAAAAATACTATTGCCAACATGGTGAGCGTTTGCGAAAAGAAGGAACTAGCAAACAAGGCAAGCCATATCTGGGATATGTATGCACTGAAAAACGTAAAGAAGATCAATGCGAACCGATTTGGGCAAAGATCACTGCAAATGGCAAGTTTTATTTTCCAGATTCAGATAAGGATAAATAAATGGGCGAGTTAGAAATAATTCAGCAAGGTGGCTTACGGATTAAGTTTCATGCGGATGGAAGAGTAATTCCGGACATAGTGCCGCTTAATGAGTGTTGCGATATGTGCAATGATCCCAGAATGGTGCATGTAGAAGGCCTACTTAAATGCGTAGGTTGTGGAGTAATTAACAGAATAGATTATGGGCATCATGCCTAAATACGATTACGAGTGCCCAGGTGAGGAGGTCATCGTGGAATTAGATTTACCATTTAACCACGAGCCTCCAGCCTGCACTTTATGCGGTGCTAAGATGCGTAAGGTGTTTACAGCTACACCGGCCATCTTTAAAGGCACTGGCTGGGGATCTAAACCTTGATTGAAGCAGCTGTAATGAAATGCAACGCATGCAAGAAACCAACTATATTTGAAATTGAATATGGCTGGGATGTACCAGTAGGAATCGTGATCGCTGAATGCCAAAAATGCTACCGCAAAGGTGCAAGAATGGATGACGATATTATGGATAAACAAGTAGAGAGATGCCAGTTGTGTGGTGGATGGAAAATGGAATACAACAAATGTGGAGCATGTAAGCAATAGAAGACACGCCGTCTGACCTGCGGTTATGTGAAAGGATTTGACTCTATATGATACGCTTTAAAAGCATTCGCCTTAAAGGCGAAAAGGCGAGCCGCGTAAGCGGATGGCTCGCAAGGTGCTTGCTAATTGGGACAGCTATATCTTTAGGCCAGATCTCAGCCTTAGAGCCAGCACAAGCAGCTAATAAGAACATATACAAGCAATATGCGTTTATGCAGTTAAACTACAATTTTAAAGAATTCTATTGTTTAAGTGATCTCTGGTATAAAGAATCGAGATGGATACCAACAGCAAAGAATCCTAAGTCAAGTGCCTATGGAATAGCACAGCTGTTAAAGACAAAGACAAAAGATCCATACAAACAGATAGATCAAGGATTAAAATACATAAAGCACAGACATCACACAGCATGTAATGCGCTCGCTTTCCACAACAAAAAGGGCTGGTATTGATGGCTAAGCCAGGAGTAGGCACTAGAACGTGGCGTAAGACTAGGGGAAGAATACTTAGGCGAGATGGATACATCTGCCAGTATTGTGGACAAGAGGCTGATACAGTAGATCACGTGATACCTAGAAGACTAGGTGGATTAGATTCAGATGATAATCTTGTTGCAGCTTGTTCAAGATGTAATTACAGCAAAGGGGGGCGTTTTTTTGTGAGCCACAGGACAC